CAGGGTATTTTACAATACAAGAATATGGGTTTTATGATATAAATGTTAGTAGTATTGGGGGTTGGCTAGATTCTGTTTGTGCAGGAACATCTGACAGGAATGAAGTTGATTACATTAGAATAAAATGCGAAGTAAGAACTGCAGGTCAGACAAGTTGGAACAATATAGGAAATGCTTATGGACTTCCTGATGACAATGGAAGGATATATTATTCTTGTCCTGCTCCTCCTGTAGCTGACAAGCCATATGACTTTGAAGATTTGCAAATAGAAAACCAATGGTTAAATAAAAACGATACCATTAGATTTAGACTATCTTACAAGATGGGTCACGGAAATAGTGGTAGCAGAACTATAGGTTGGGAAAACTATTTATATGGAGGAACAGGGGTAACAGGAATACCAACAGGAGGAACGTCAGGTTCTAATGGAAATATTTCTATAGTTCATAAGGGAGAAAATGTTGAGTACGGACAGACATTTGACTTAAAAAATGTTATAGATAATGAAAGCACACAATTAGGATTCTTAAGAGGTATTATTCACGCTTTTAATCTTCAATTTACAACAGATACAGTTTCAAGAGCTGTTTATATAGAGCCATATAATGATTTTTACAAGAATCAAAACGAAGCAATAGATTGGACTTATAAGGTAGACCAATCCCTAAGTCAAGAGGATAAATGGATTCAATCAGACTTAAAAAGAGAAATAATATTTAAGTACAAAACAGATTCTAATGATAAGGTAGTAGAGCATAGGGGATTAACATATTGGGACGGAATACTAGATGAATATCCATACAGAGAGTTTTTAAGCAGTGAATTTGAAGTAGGTAAAAGTGTTTTTGAAAACCCATTTTTTGCAGGTTCTTACAACTCAAGAGATGGTCAAACCTTTGCAGGTTCTGCAACTGTACTGCAAACACCATACAGAGCAAATCTTTGGGGTCTTTGTGATTCAGGAGCTATACCCACACAGGGGAGTGCCTGTAGGCCTGATAAAGGATATAATTTTTTACCTAGATTAGTAAATTATGTTAAAAGTGCTACTTTTAATACATCATCACCTTCAAGATTTACTGCAGCAGTACAAGATTGGAGTTCTTCTGATATAACGGTTATAATTCCAGGACTTTCGCAGACTAATATAAATCCATTCTTATGCTATGCTAATAGTATAGATAATGCCACTTTCGCGTCATCTCCTAGACAGCCATTGTCTTATGCTAGTGTGACTCAAGGTGGTTATGATGCTACTAATAATGTTATAAGCACTCCAACTGCTTACAAAGGACTGTATCAGACATATTACCAAGCTATGATTGAGCAATTAAAGTCTAATCCTAGAATAAAAACAATTTATGTTAATTTAAAATTATCTGATATAACAAATCTTGATTTAAGAAAATTAGTTTATATTGATGGCTATTACTATAGAATAAACAGAGTTGTAGATTACAAGCCAAACAATAATGAAATAACAAAGGTTGAGCTTATGCTATGGTTAGACAAAGGGTATATTCCTGTAGATACAAGTTTTAATAGTTAAATAAAAAAAATGGATAGACAAATAAATGATAATGGACAGGCTTTACAAAGAGGTTTAGATGTTTTTATATCTGTACCTATACTATCTAATGAATACCTTTCATATGGAGATTCTTTTGTATCTGATACATTAAGCACAACAACTATAGACACCTCAACTGCAGATTATGCAACTGAAGCAGTAACCTCAGCAAGTATGCCTACTTACTCTAACTCTAATTGGCAGAGATACGGAAGTGATGGAACTATATACCCTTCTGTTACTGAGGTTGAGCCATTTTCATCTAACAACATTATAGGTATAAACGCAAAAGTAACATCAGGTGTGAGTTCTCATTCAGGAATTTTTCAAGAGCTAAAAACACTTATAATAGGTAAAGAATATAACATTAAAATAAGTTTTCATCAGGCAAATGTATTAGGAACTATTGCTATTTCAAGATTATATAATTCTAATACGTTTCCATCTGTATTGACTCAATCTGATGTAACAAGTTATGATTTACCTTTAAGTGAGATAAGTCTTGATTTTATAGCTTATAGCATAAGTGATATACTATTTATAGATTTCTCATCATCTGTAAATGATTCTCAAGTAAAAATATCATCTATATCGGTTAAAGAAAAGAATAGCTACAGCTTACCTGTTATAGCTGAAATGCCAAGAATAGGATTCTCTAAAGTATTAAGGAGAGTTTATGACCAATCAATACCTCTTGAGGAGGGAGAAACTATTACATAATGGCTAAAGATTTACAAATAATAAGAGAAAGCCTACATAAAGTAGGTCAAAAGTATATTTTAGCTTTGCAACAAGAGCTTGAGTTTCAAAAACATATTGCTTCAGGAAATTTGGCTGAAAGTTTTTTTACAAGAGTTCACAAAGCTAGAGGAAGCTTGATAATGGATGTGATGAATAATACTCCATATATGTGGATTGTAAATAATGGTTCTTCTCCATTTGAGCCTAGCTATAATGAGATTGCTAAATGGGTAGAAGAAAAACAATTTAGCTTTGAGAATAAAGAGCATAAACATAATGTAGTGGCTCATATAGTAAGTGAGATAGCTACAAGTGGTTTGCCTACTCCTATGGGTAAGCTAGTATCATCAAGAAGAAAGTTTTTTATAGAGTCTGCTTTTCAAATGGCTAATTCTAGTGGGTTGCAAGAAGCAATGGAACAAGATATATTAAGACAGATAGACAAGGAGATAGGAGAGGTAGGAAAAAGTAAGGCGATTCAATTAACAATAAGCTAGAACAAACATATGACATTAAATAGTAAAGTAGCAATAGAGGTAGAAATCAAAAACATTAAAAAGGTTGCTGATTTAAAAAAAGAGTTAAAGGATTTAAGAAAAGAACAAAGAGAATCTGAAAAACAAGCTAAGACAGGTCGGTTTACCTCCAAGAAAGCAGAGAAGCAATACATTGCAAATGCTAAAGCTATTAAAACAAAATCTAAAAGCTTAAGAGATTTAAACAAAACCTTAAGTACAACAGAAAAAGAAACAAAAAAAGTTACAAAAGCTAACAATGGTATGGCAAAGCAGTTTGTCAAAGGAGCTGCAGCTATTGGAATTGTAGTTGGTGCTTTTAGAGCTGTTACTAGAGTTATAAGCTCTGTAGTAAGTGTGTTTACAGAATTTGAATTTGTAATGGCTAAAGTAAATGCTGTTTCTGGAGCAACTGAACAAGAATTTAAAGCATTGACTAAAACTGCTGAAGAATTGGGTAGAACAACATTCTTTACAGCTACTCAGGTTGGAGAGCTTATGTTAAACTTCTCTAAGCTTGGTTTTTCAGCACAAGAGATACAAAATGCAGTTGAACCTACTCTTAATCTAGCAACTGCAACAGGTAGTGATTTGGCTCGGGCAGCAACAGTAGCAGGTTCTGCTATTAGAGGATTTGGATTAGATGCTGACCAAACAGCAAGAGTTACAGATGTAATGGCTGTATCTTTCAGTAATTCTGCTATGGATATTGAGAAGTGGCAAACATCTATGACGAAAGTTGCTCCTATTGCTAAAGAAGCAGGATTCTCTATTGAAGATACTGCAGCTATTATGTCTCAATTAGCAGATTCAGGTATTGAAGCTTCTATTGCAGGTACATCTTTAAGAAACATATTGCTTAAAATGCAAGACCCTGCATCTGATTTATCACAAGCATTTGGTGGTACTATTCACTCTTTAGACGAGTTGATACCTGCTTTTCAAAAGTTTAGAGAAGAAGGTGGTGGAATGGCTGAAATACTAAGAGTTGTTGATTTAAGACAGGCTGCTGCTTTTGAGCAAATGCTTAGTAATGTAGATAAGATAGAACAACTTAGAAATAAAATGAACGAAGCTAATGGAGAGTCTGCTAGAATGGCTAAAGTCATTGGAGATACACTGCAGGGTGCTTTCCTAAAGTTTACCTCTGCTGTTCAAGGACTATCTATATCTATAATGAAAGACTTTGCAAAAGGATTTCAAAATGCCATAGAAAATGTGTCTAAATTTATTACTGTTCTTTCTGAGAATAGTGAAATTATAACAAAAGTAATTAAGGGTATAGCTACTCTTGCTAAAGGTTTTGCTGCAGGTTTTTTAGCTTTAAAAACATTAACTGCAGGTATGTGGCTTTACAGAGCAGGTCTGGCTGCTGTTTCGGTAGCAACAGGAACTGCTACTATAGCTACAAAAAGATTTATTGTAAGCCTTAAAGGTCTTAAGGTTGCTATTGCTAAAACAGGTTTAGGATTGCTTGTTATTGCATTAGCAGAAGTGGCTTCTAATTTTTTATTTGCTAATGATGAAGCAGAAGATTTTAACGACACTATGGACGTTAGTCTTGACCAAGCTGCTAGACTTAAAAAAATAGAGGAGGACTTGAACAAAGTTATGGTCAAAAGACTTGCAGATACAAAGAAAGGTGCAGAAATTAATATTGATTTAATTAATAAGGAAATTCAAGCAAGAGAGCAAATGCTAGATAATTCTATACTTAAATTAGGCGAGTATGGAGGTACAGTTAAAACAATTTCAGAAGAAGAAGAAAAAGCTATTAATAAAGCTATTGAAAGACTTAACTTTAGACTAGGGCTTGAAGAAGATAATTTAAAAGCGATAAAACAAAGACTTGCTGATGAAAAAGCAATGGAGAATGATTTATTGACTATTCAGAAAAAGAAATTAGATGATGCCAATAAAATGGCAGCAACAACTGAAGAACAGCAAACAGCTAAAAATAAGTTAATAACCACTATACAAAAAGAA